ACTTAATAGATTATGATGCTCTTTTCAAATCATTAACTAAATGGGCATAAGGAGGCTATTAATGAAAAAAGTATTTTTAGGTGGAACTTGTAATGAATCTACATGGAGAAATGATTTGATTAAAATGTTAAAGATAGATTATTTTAATCCTGTAGTAGATGATTGGACAGAAGAATGTTATCAAGAAGAATTAAAGCAAAGAAAAGAATGTGATTTTTGTTTATATGTAATAACACCTAGAATGGAGGGCGTGTATTCTATAGCAGAAGTCATAGATGATAGCAATAAAAGACCTAATAAAACTATATTTTGCGTGTTAACCGAAGATAAGAATCCAATTCGTGATTTTATTTTTATAGAATTGCCTGTTCCAAAGCTAACATTTAATGAAGCACAAATGAAATCTTTAGACAAAGTAGGTGTTATGGTAGAAAGAAATGGTGGTAAATACTTCAAATCATTAGAAGAAGTGGCAGATTATTTAAATAAAGCTAAAATAGAAAAATTAAGAGGAATTGAAGGAATCCCTTATTGGATTAAAAGAGGACATGAAATACTTTCTGAAGATAAGTGGGAGTATTGGGATGAAATTGTTCCAATAAGAGCTAAAGACCTTTATGAAGGAATGGAATTGGATTTCACTTTAGAAATAGAAGAAATATTACAAGAAAAAGCAGAAAATAGTTTTAAAAGAGCTAGTAATGAATTAGATAGTCAAGGTCATTCTGAAATGTCATATGGCTTAATGAAAGCAATGATAGCACAGTTTTGTACAAATGGCAAAGAATTTGTAAAATACTTAGAAGGATAAGGAGAGTAAATAAATGGAATTAAAGAATACAGTAGATTTAATGTTAGGAACAGATTTTAAAGATAGATTTAAAGCTGAATATTATCAACTAGATAATAGAATAGCTGGATTACAAAGAATGTTAGAAGGATATAAAAATGGAACTCTTAATTTTACTCCTAACTGCTCATATGAAATATTACATGCTCAATTAGTATATATGGAAGCATACAGAAATATATTAGAAGAACGAGCAAAAATAGAAAATATAGATTTATAAAAAGGTTTACATAATTAGACCTTCTAAAATCGATTTTAAGGTACTTACAAAAATCCATTTGATAGTTTGTACCTTTGAGAATAAATTGAAAATTGAATAGGAACAATAAAAGTCCGAAAGGGCTTATTTTTATATATGAAATCAACAAAGAAAGGATTGATGATATATGTTAGTAGAAGTTCAAAAGATTAATAAAGAGGAAATAACTGTTGTAAGTAGTTTAGATGTAGCAGAAACTTTTGGAAAAGAACACTACCATGTTTTAAGAGATATAAAAGAATTAGAATGTAGTGAAGAATTTAGACTATCCAATTTTGGAGAGTCCTCTTATAGAAATAGTCAAAATAAAAAGCAACCTATGTATTACATGACAAGGGATGGATTTACATTATTGGTTATGGGATATACAGGACATAAAGCTATGAAATTTAAAGAAGCTTATATTAAACAATTTAATGAGATGGAAAAACTTCTTAAAGAAAAAGTTATTGAAAGACAGAAGGGTATAGCAGTGCGACAAGCATTAACTAAATCAATCCAACAATCGAGCGAAAATGAGAGAATGCATGGACATGCTTATTCAACATACACGAATTGCATTTATAAAGTTATATTTGGTAAAAATGCTAAACAGCTAAGAGAAGAATATGGAATAGAGAAGAAAGCTAATCCTAGAGATTATTTTAACTCAGAAGAATTAAAAGCTGTACAATCCATGGAATGTTTAGTAAGTGGATTAGTAGATTGTGGATGGGATTATAATAGAATAAAAGATTTTATACAACAAACTAATACTAAATTATTAATATGCTAAGCTCAAGAGGGCTTATTTTTTATGTCCAAAACGTGATGATGACCTAAAAAAGCTTCATGGAAATATGTTTGACGAAACTAAAACGGAAAGGAAAAACAATATGGAAAATAATAAATTAGATATGAACCTTCAACTATTAGCAGATAACGAAGGTGGAGAAGAGTCTCCACAAGATAATCATATAGATAATACTAATGGCGAAGGTGGAGAAAGTAAAGTATTAAATATAACTCAAGAAGAATTAGACAAAATGTTTGACAGAAAGTATTCTCAATGGCAAAAGAAAGCGGACGAAAAAGTAAAACGAGCTGAAATAAAAGCTAGGCAACAAGTAGAAAAAGAAAAAGAAGCCCAAAGACTTGCAAATATGACAGAAAATGAAAGACTACAAGAACAAGTCAGACAAGCTAACGCTAATTATGAGAAACTTCAAAGAAGTATGGAATTAAGAGACTTAAATGAAGAAAAGAGAAAACAATTAAAAGTGGATAATATTCCAGAAGAATATGCAGAATTTATCGGTGGAAATAATGCAGAAGAAATACATGCTAACTTAGAAAAATTTAAAGCTCTTAAAAAAGCAGAGAGTGAAGCTTTTGAAAAACGAATTGAAGAAGAAGTTGAAAAAAGAGTTAGTGCGCGCCTAAGAAACAACGGAAACTTCAAAGATACATATCAACGAGCTAATTACAATCAAAATACTTCTGACATGACAGACGAAGAATATTACAGACAATACTTTGCTAATAAGAAATAACAATACAATAAGAAAAGGACTGATGATTAATGGCAAATCAATTTATTGAAGTAAAAGAGATAGCAAGACAATTGCTACCTAGATTAATAGAAAATCTAGTATTCCCTAACTTAGTTTACAAAGACTATTCTGGCGACTTTGTAAAAGGGAAAGGTGCTAAAATACAAGTTAAAAAACCAGTTGTATTAAAAGCAGAGGACTTCAACCAAGCAACAGGAACAACACCACAAGATGTAGTTGAAGATTCTGTAGAAGTTACATTAGATAAATTTGCTACTGTAGATGTAGACTTTACATCTATTCAAATGGTTACTAATGTAGATGATCTAAATAGATTATTCTTAGAACCTGCAGCAGTTGCATTAGCAGAAAAAATAAATGCAGATGGATTAGAATTATACAAAGATATACCTTACTGTGTTGGTACTGCTGGAACAACTCCTTCAACATTAGATGATATAGCTGACGCTAGAAAAATGTTAAACATAAATAAAGTGCCTATAGCTGGCAGAGTTGCTATATGGGACCCAGAAGCTGACGCTAATTTTACTACTATTCCAGCTATAGTAAATGCTGAAAAATCTGGTTCAACTCAAGCATTAAGAGAAGGTTCTATAGGTAGAGTTATGGGATTAGATAATTACATGGCTCAAGGTATAAAAGTACATGAAGCTGGTTCTTTAGGTGGTACAAATGATTTAAAAGCTAGTGCTACAACTAAAGCCGGACAAACTCAATTAGTGTTAGCAAAGACAACTTTAACTGGAGACTTAAAACAAGGTGATATATTAACTATATTAGGTAATTCTTATGTTGTAACAAAAGATGCAACAGCTTCTTCAAATTCAATAACAGTTGATATATATCCAGCACTTAAAAAAGACATAACTACATCTACTGTTATAAAAGTAGAAGCAGGTCATACTGCTAACTTAGCGTTTAACCCTGCTGCTTTCGCATTTGTAACTAGACCTTTAGCTGCGCCAAGTGGCGTAGAAGCTTATACAACTTCTTACAATGGTATAACTTTAAGAGTTGTAAAAGGATATGACATGAAAACTAAAAAAGAAATGTTATCTATGGATGTACTTTACGGATATAAAACAATGTATCCAGAACTAGCAACTAGAATATTAGGATAATATTATGGATATTTCAAATATAAAACTAAAATTAGGATTAACAGAGGACAGTTCGGAGGATAATCTCTTAACTGTCCTTTTAAGTGATGCTGCTAATTATCTATCTGTATATTTAGAAGGTAATGAAATACCAAAGCAACTTGAATATATAGCAGAGGAAGTGGCAATAAAAAGATATCGCAGAATCGGTGCAGAGGGAATAACAACAGAAAAAATAGATGTATTATCGACTACTTATAGCACAGATGATTTTAGCGATTATCTAGGTATTTTAGATTTATATAAGAAAGAAAGCATAAAATCTAAATCCAAAAGATTAAGGATGTTGTAATGGACTACAGAGAAAAAGCAACTATCTTAGTTGTAGAGAAAATATCTGATAATATGGGGGGCTACGAAGAAACTGAGACAGAATTAAAGACAATAAAATGTAAAGTAGCACCTTATACAGTTAAATCTATAGATAGCAAAGGAAGAGAAATATCATATTCTCTAAATAAACTATTTACCAAAGAAAAAATATTAGATGATCTAGATGATGACTTTAAAATCCTTTATAAGGATAAAAAATATAAAAAAGTATCTATAGCAGACTATGGTAAATGTTATATGGTAGTTATGGAGCGTGATGACTAATGGAAATTAAAGTACAAGTTGAAGCTGGAGAATTGTTCAATGTTAAAAATATAGAAAATGAAGTATCAAGCTTAGTAAAAAACACTTTGTATGGTATAGAAACAGATGCTAAAAGAAATTGTCCTGTTGACACTGGCAGACTTAGAGGTTCTATAACTACTAATATAATCGACGACATGAGTGGTGAAGTGGGAACAAACGTTTCATACTGTGAATATGTTGAATACGGAACTAGATATCAAGAAGCACAACCTTATTTTGAACCAGCAGTAAAGAAAAACGAAGATAAACTAGATAAAGAATTAGACAAGCTTATTGAAAGGATATCAAAATGATTGATGTAAAAGTTCAAGAATATCTATATTATTTACTAAATAAGCTTCCTTATGATGTTTATGACAGCGTACCTAAAGATGCTAAATGCCCATATATTCAAATTGGTGTAGATTATGGCGGTGACAATTCAACTAAAACAGATTTTGCTTACAAGGATTATCAAACTATAGATATTTTTTCAGATTATAATGGTAAAAAAGAAGTTAGAGAAATAATGAAGCAAGTAAATAGCTTATTACAGAATCAAGAACTAATGTTCGATGATATGCAAATATACTTCTACTTGGATTCAAGTAGAATAATAGAACAAACGGATGCCGAGGGTAAATATTACCACGGCATTTTAATTTATAGAGTAGAGACTCAAATGAAATAAGACGAAAGGATGATATTATGGCTGAAACAGCAGTAAAAGACAAAGTAGTAAGAGGTGTCGACCTATTATTATATGCTGGCGAACAAGCGATAGGTGGACAACAAAATACATCAATAAAAATGCAAGCTGACACTATAGATGCATCTTCAAAAGATAGTGGTGACTGGTATATAAATATATCTGGTGCTAAACAATGGTCAGCAGACTGTGATGGTGTTGTTTATGTAAGCGATGCAGGATATAAAGCTGCTCAAACTGCTTTCTTAAACAGTTCCGAAATAAAAGCAGTTATAAAAAATAAAACTGGAACTATTAGCCTTGAAGGTGAAGCTTACATAACAGAATTAGATTTAGATGCTCCATATGAAGATTTAGTTAAATATTCAATGAGTTTATCTGGGGCTGGTAAATTAGAAGATAAATCATCAGCTTCACCACAAGTATAATGAAAGGATATAATGAAATATGACAGGTAAAACTTTGAATATAAATGGTAAAGAATATACTCTAAAATTTACTATAAATACTATGTGCGCTATGGAAGGTGCTGGAATAGATGTAATGAATTTAGACGCTATATATTTTAATATGCCAATAATAAGAAAATTCTTCTATTATGCTTTAAAATCAACTAATGTAAAAATGACAGAAAATAAAGCTGGAGAATTAATGGATCAATACATTGGAGAAGGTCATGACATAAGTGATATATTAGATGTAATAATGGAAACATTAGCAGAAAGCTTAGGTTCAAAAGAAAATATTGAAGCTAACGAAGATGCTGATGAGGGAAAGTAAAAGAAAAGAAGCTTAGTTTTATTAATATAATTGAAAACCTGTTTAGAAAGTTGGTAGGGGGCATGAAAATGTCGCCTACTACTTTTTATGCATTGACTTATAAAGAAGCTAAGCTGATTTTAGAAGGATACAAACAAGAACAAGAAGATAATTATTACCATAATTATTATGCAATGTTTAATGCTATTGGAGCTTTTTTAGGTGGTAAGAAATTTACACCTATTGAAGTTTTTGAAAATAGTAAAAAGGAAGATAAAAACAAAGCTACAAAAGAAGAAAAGCAACAGATATTAGATATGTTTAGAGACTATGACAAGACAAAAGGTGATTACTAAATGAGTGACAACAAAAAAATAAATATTAAAATTACGGCTGATGTCTCAAAGTTTAAATCAAGCATGGATAATGCTAATAAACAGGTTAAAAAGTTTAAAACAGAGACTAAAACGGCTGGAAACACAAAACTTGATAATGTCACTAAACAGGTTGATAAAATAAATAATAAAACTAAGCAATTAAATAATACAACTAAGAACACAACTAAGAATTTAAAGAATGTAAATAACGTAAAACTAGACAATGCAACTAAGCAGGTTGATAAAATAAATAGAAAAGTAGCTGAAACAAGTAAAAAAACTGCTGACAGCACAAAAAAAATTACTAGCATGAGAGACAAAATAAATTCGATAAAAGATAAAGCATTATCTGGAGTAAGTAAAACGATGTCGAATTTAAAAGATAAGGCTACAGGAGCGAATAGTTCCACTGGAAAGCTTAAAGATTCTATAAGTAATTTAACAGGTGCTTTTTCATCATTAAAAAGTGGTAATTTTAGCGATGCATTTAGTAGAATAAGTTCAGCTTCGTTACCTATTCCAGGACATGTAAAAGCTATAATAGCTTCTGTAACTATATTGATAGCTTCACTGAAAAAATTATATGATGCTGGGAAACAAAGATTTTTTGAAGGATTAACTAGCATGAAGAATGATTTTTCTCCTATAGCTAATGCTATTACCTCTTTAGGCAGTGCAGTAAAGACTACATTTGAGTCTATTACAGAATTTTCGCTATCATTACAAGGATTAGCTACCGCTGGTATAAACTTTGAAACACAAATGAATAAAGTTCAACAATTAAGTGGAGCAACAGGAAATCAATTAGAACAATTAAGTGATAAAGCTAAGTATTTAGGTAGTACCACTAGGTTCCAAGCTTATCAAATCGGACAAGGGTTCGAATACATGGCTATGGCTGGTTGGAACGCCTCAGAGATGCTAAGCGGAATTAATTCAGTAGTAAATCTTAGTATTCTTTCAGGACAATCACTCGCCAGTTGTTCAGATATCGTCACTGACGACCTTACAGCACTTGGATTGGAAGCAAATCAAGCAAGTGATTTTGTTGATAAATTAGCTTCTACAATTACAAGAAGTAATACCAATGTAGAATTGTATGGTTATGCATTAACTCAATGCGGTGCACAAGCTGGTACATTAGGAGTAAATGTAACTGATTTAAATACTGCTATTGGCCTTATGGCGAACGCGGGTGTAAAAGGTTCAAAAGCAGGTATGTCTTTGAAGAATATGTTGGCTAATATGGCAGCACCTACAGATAAAATGGAAGCTGCGCTTAAAAAATTAGGTATGACTGCTGATGAAACGGGTTCATATTTAAAAACTACAGCAGATGGGAATGTAGATTTAGCTGCTACTTGTAAAACACTTATGTCAGCTATGAATGGTATGGAAAAATCACAAAAAGTTGCATTGCTTACTGCTATAGTAGGTAAAAATGCGGCTCCAGGTATATTGGCAATGCTATCACAAGGTGAAAGTGCTTGGAATGAATTATCAGATTCTATAGAAAATTCTACATCAACAGTACAGTTCTGGAATGAAAATATGTCTATAATGGGTAAAAAAGGCAATGAAGCTAGAAAGATTATAGATAGCTTTAAAGATGTATATGACTCTGTAGAAGAAAGAGCAACTGACTTAGGATTTTCTACAAAAGATTTAGCACTATCTATACAGGTTTTAGGTGCTGATGGAAAAGTAACTAAGAAAAATATGAGTGATTTACTAGATGTATTTGAGTCAATGGATTCTGCTACGGGTAAAAGTGCTGTAAAATGGCGTGAACTTGGTGGAGCTATGAAAAATACAAAGAGTGAAATCGTTAAGAATGTAAAAAGCGGATACGATTACGATTCGACTATTTCTAAAATAGACAGTGATACATCTGGACTTACACAAAAGCAAAAGAAACAAATAGAAAGTCAAATAAACGCTAATATGACTTACAAAGAAGCTAATAAGATATTGAAAAAATATGGATTATCAGCAGACCATGTAAGCTTATCTAGCTTAAATACTTCTCAAAAGCTAGAATATCTAAGAGAAACAACAAAAGGATTATCTGATGATCAAAGAAAAGCAGCTTTAAAAAGCTTAGGTTTATCTGATAGCTTTGATGAAGTAACAGAAGTGTGCAGAATGTCTGATAAAGACTTTAAAAAATATCAAAAGAACTTAGAAACTATAGAAGGTTTATCTTCTAAAATGTCTAAAGCTATGGATTCAGATACAAAAGGTTCTTTACTATCATTAGCATCAGCAATAGAAGGTAAAGCGATACAAGTATTTGAAAAATTAAAAGGTTCTATTAAAGGAGCTTCTAATACATTAGCAGAGTTCTTTGGAGCATGGCAAAATCAAGGATTAGAAAAAGCATTACTAGGTGGATATAAAGACAGTGATGGAGGAATTGCCTCTGGACTTGTTAAGAGTGTACAAAATGCAGCTAAACAAATACCACAAGCTATCCAAAGTACTATATCTAGTGCTAAAGGTTTTATTACTGGCGGTTCTATGCAAGGAATACTTGATATAGGAACAAGTATAGTACATGGAATATGCCAAGGTATTACAAATTCATATCAATCTGGAGATTTAACATCTGCTATATCTGGATTTATACAAAATATATGCAATTGGATTATTCAAAACGGAGCTGATATAAAAAATGCTGTTAAATCACTTATGTCAGCTGCAAAAGAAGCTATAACAGAAAATCAAGATTTGATTAGACAAGCAACAGATACACTGTTCCAGGTTGTAAATGAATATATCGTTGGTAAAAAAGATGTTATGTGGACTTTAGGAGCAGAAGTTGGGCCATCACTTATAGGTGGATTAATTTCTGGTGTTACCGCTGAAATTCCTAATGCAGTAAGTGCTATTGGGTCAGCTATTGGTTCTGCATTACGAGGTGCTTTCGAAAGTATACCAAGTCAAATTGGAAATTTACTTAACTTTGACACTATAATGTCGGTTTGGATTGGTCCAGCGCAAAAATGGGGTATAGACATAGGTACAAATCTAATAGCTGGTATAGGTCAAGGATTAGGAATACCTAATATAGGTGAAATGATAGATAATGCTGTAAAAGGCATTGTAGATTGGTTCAAAAATTTATTCGGAATACATTCGCCTTCTACAGTGATGGCAGAAGAAGTAGGGCAATTCTTAATAACTGGTATAGGACAAGGTGTTATAGAGCATATTGGAGATTTCTTCGAAATGCTTGGTGGATTAAAAGATAAGGTAGTAGGCTTTTTTAAAGGTTTATTTACTGGAAATGATGATTCAGCATTTAAAAACTTAGATGCTTCACAAGTGACAAAATTAGATAAAGCATTACAAAGCCTTGATAAAACTGCTCAATCTTGTAAGAATAATTTATCTACTACATTTAATGGATTAAGAGATTCTATTAAAAATTCATTTGTATCTTGCTCTAATATAGCAAGAAATCAGTTTGTTAATATATCAAATATAGTTAGAAATCAATCAACTAATGCTAGAAACTCTGCAACAAGTCAGTTTATTTCACTTAAGAAAGTTATTAGCACACAATTATCAGAAGCTAGAAATATAGTTACAAGCAAGATGATATCTATTAGCAAAGTTGTTAATACTCAATCATCAAGCGCTAGAAATAATGCAACTAGACAGTTTATATCACTAAGAAAAGTAATTACAACACAAATGTCACAAGCTTATAGTTCTGTATCTTCATATATGAACAAGATAGCTCATGCAACTAATAGAACGTTAAATACTAAGGTTAATGTTACAAGAAGTGTTAGAACAGTAAATGAAAGTGGAAAAACAGCATCTGCATTAGCTACATTATCTACAGCAGCATTTTCTTCTCTTAACGCTATGGCCGTAGGTAGTAATCAAGGTTATGCGATGGCTACTGGAAACTATGGATATATTGAAGGAAAGCAGTCAAATGCTAGTAAAGATAATCAAGTAGTTTATCTTAATATAGTAACAGAATTAGATGGTAAGGTTGTAGCAAAAGAAACAGCTAAGTATATGGACGGAGAATTAATAAAAGTAAGAGATAGAAATAGTAGAAAGAGAGGGTCGAAATAATGTCATATCTAGCGTATAACGACATAATTGTTAGTGATTTTGACGGATTTGGAATAGTATCGGAAGAAATATCAAGTATTCCAGACAGAGAAATTAACTCAAAGGTAATTCAAGATAGAAGTGGTAGTATTTTTCTTTCTACTAGAGATGAAGATAGAGAAATAACACTAAATATAAATGTTAGAACTAAAAATATAGATGATTATAATCAAACTGTTCAAGATATGAAAACTTGTTTTGATCATAGAGAAGAAGCTAAATTATATCTCGATTCAGAAGATAAATATATTAATGCAGCAGTTAAAAGTTATAACTTTTCAGATGTATTTGTAGTAGAAAACTCTTGCTATGGTGAAGGAGAAATAAAATTTATATGTTCTGATCCGTATTTTTATAAAGGTGATGAAAAATATTACGATAATGATAGTCAAGAAGAAGTTACAAATGAAGGTGATGTTGGCACATACCCTAAAATATCAGTTGAATTTGAAGAAGATAGTACATTTTTGCAAGTTGACAGTGAAGGGGGTTCTATTTTAATAGGAGAATATCCAAAAGTAGGTCAAACTAACGCTACAGAAGATGAACTTGTATTATATGAAAAATGTCAAAGTTTATCTGGATGGACTGCTGCTGGTAATGTAGTTGATGAAGGTGCTACAAATGATACTATGGTTCTAGGTGATGATGGTGATAGTTTTGTTCCTAATATATCATCTTCACAAGATACTGGATGGCATGGATGTTGTTATCGTAGAAATTTAGATAGCAACATAAAAAACTTTATACTTAACGGATTTTTTTGCTTTTATTCTGATTATATTGACTTTGGAAATGGGGATACGAGTCAAGGTGGAAATACATCAAACGGAAGCTATAAAACCACAGCTGCATTAAGAATTCGAAATGGTAGAGGAACTAGTTATAAAATACTTGGAACTATTCCAAAAGGTACACTTGTATCTGTTACAGATATAAGCGGAGGATGGGGTAAAGTTACGTACAACGGGAAAACAGGATACTGTTATATGTTGTATTTATCGAAAGTTTCAGAATCATCTTCATCTTATAATTATAAAACTGCAGCAAATTTAAGACTTAGAAGTGGAAGAGGTACAAAATATAAGATTAAAAAAACTATACCAAGGGGGACTTCTTTAAAAATAACAGATATTAGCAACGGATGGGGTAAAACAACGTATAAAGGCTCTTCTGGGTATGTTAGTATGAGTTATGTAAGTAAATTAGCATCATCATCAGCAATATCAATCATAGGTAAAGAAGAAGATGATTCTGGATCAGAAACAACAACAAGTGATATGTTAGGATTGTTGGAACTATATGGATTTGATAGTAATAATAATAAGTTATTTAAGTTTCAACTGTTAGATAATAACTACTACTACAGAGATACAAAACCAAGTGCATATATAGGAAGTAATTTAGTCTTAACAGATACAACACAATGTCCAGCACCTAAAACTAAAAAAGATAAAGATGGAAATAGAATTAAAGTAAAATCTGGAGATAGTAGCTCTGCTTGGAATCGTGGGTATATAAGATTCCGCATTGAAAGAAAAGAAGATATTTGGTCTTTAAAAATAAGTAGAAATAATAGAAATAGCGAAACTATCACTCCACCAACCCCATTAATTTATGAAGGACTTTATAATGAAAAATATCCAACAGGGGATTTATCATATGTAGTACTCTATATGGCTGCTTATGGTAGTTATAAAATACAAAATATGTCGATGACTTGCATGAACATACATAATTTAACTCCACAAATTCCAGAACCATTTAATCCTATAATTTTTACTGCTGGAGATAGAGTTGAAATAGATTGTAACGAAGGAACTGTATTAAAAAATGGTCAATCTTTTATGGAAAAGGTGGATATAGGAAGTACATTCTTTCCTCTTGTACCTGGCACTAATTCAGTAAGTGTTTACAGTTCAACAGCTAGTTTAAGTGCTGCTATAAGTTTTATAGAAAAGTTTAATTAGATTAGGAGGTGCGATTTAAGGATTTGAGAACATTATTTATATTAGACAGAAACAAAAAAATTGTAGATGTTTTATTTAATGGGGGTAAAGGACTTACTCCCTTTTTTGACGATACATTTACCCAAGAAATAAACGCAGCTTCTACATTTGAATTTACAACTATATTAAATCAAAGAACAATGAGTAATTTAAAAGTAAGAAATTATATTTTGTTTAAGAATAATAATAAAAATTACTTATTTTCAATAACAGAGACAGAAACAAGCCATGATGAAGGTTGTTTAGAAATGACTATTTACTGTGAGTCAGTATCACTTATTCTTTATAATAGTATTATCTCTAAAACAACTATAAATAACTGTAATTTAAATACGTTTTTAACAACTGTATTGCAAGATACGGACTTTGAGGTTGGAAATATAGATAAAGAGTTAAATAAAGCTTTTTTAATTGATTTAGATGGAAGTGCTTCTGTATATGAAACAATTATACAACATTTAGAAGATTATGAAGCAGAACTTGATATACGTATAGAAACAAGTGGTAGCGAAGTTGTTGGAATGTATATTGATATGAAAAAAAAATTAGGTACTGATAATGGTGCACGATTTGAATATGGCAGAGAACTTAATAATGTAAAAAGAAAAGAAAATGCAGAAGATTTATGCACAGCTATTATAGGAAAAGGAAAAAATGACTTAGATTTTAGGGAGGTTGAATGGACTATAGAAGCTGGAAAACCCGCTGATAAACCAAGAGGTGCTAATTTTATAGCAGATGATTTTGCTAACGCTATGTATGGAGTACCTCAAAAGTATATCTATGGTGTATATGAAGATTCTGATTGCGAAGACCCATATACATTACTAGAGAAGTCTTATGAAGCTTTACAGGAAAGAAAAAATCCTAAAATTGATTATGAATGTGATGTAGCGCTATTAAGTAAAAATGTTGAATTAGGAGATTCTGTAAGAGTAATAGATAAAACTTATCCAGAACCACTTATGCTTAACGCTAGAGTTAACAAATTAGAAATAAGTTTTACTGACGAAAGTAAAAATACATGTGAGTTTTCTAATTACAGTAAAGCTTATTCTAATATGATAAGTAAGTATGATCCGTATGATAAATTAAAAGATTACCTTTTAAATTTAGGCATAGGAAAGCTGACACCTGCTGAAATATTGGCTATAAAACAATATATGATGCAGTTAGGAATAGATAAAGATTTAATAGATAGATTGTTTAGTGAAATAACAGGAGATACTCCAGATACAAAGCCAGATGAAGATAATACTACTAAAATAACTACTCTAGAAGGTGGACTTTGGATAGGAGATTCTAGAATGGTTTCTATGAGAAAATATAATATGCTGAAAGTAGAATCTACTCAAAATACAAATTATACAACTGCTTTAGCTTTATATCAATCTCTAGGAATAGGTAAAAATGTAAAATCGCAGTCAAGTGCATATGAAAAGGTAATTTCTTCTTCGAATAAATACAAAGTGTCTACAATGGTAAAATACTGGGCTGGAAAATTTGGATTGGATGTAAATCTTGTATATGCGGTTATAGTAGCAGAAAGTGGTGGCGACCCTTACAATGCAACTAAAAGTGAAACAGGCGCATATGGAATAATGCAATGTGAAAGAGGTGCATATTTTAATAAATCACAAACAATTAAATTTTTAGACGGGACAACTAAGTCATTTACACCTTCTTATTCAACTATGCGACCAAAAGATGGCGGAAATACTACTATAAATGGGGTAACAGTAGACAAGAATATTTCAAATCAGATAATGTTTGGATGCTATGAACTAAGATATGCAATTGATTATGCACGAAGTAATATATTTGCTGGACTTATTGGCTATAACATGGGTATAGGCGCAATGAACTGGATTGTATCAAAATATGTATGTGATACATATAACTACACATTTGTAAATAAAAATTCCATAAGCGCACAGTCAAAGCAGGTTCAAACAAAAGCATATGAAGTATTAGAAAATGGTGGGTTTGAATTTGCTAACTGGAGACAAGTATATAAAAATAATGGTGGCGGTGGTACTGTAAATAACGTAGAAGGATATTTAGCTTGGTATAAAATTGAAAATGGCCAACTACCTTATACATATGATTTAAATGGCAATAAATTTGGATATGGTGTATCAAATACAAAAGTAACTACGACAATACCTATATCAACTAATACAGAATTAACAGCTACCAGAACTAAGATAGTTGAAAAAGCTAAAGAGATAGTACAGTTACATTTAGATAGTAGAGCATCTTATTCGCAAGTACCAAGAACCATTGACGATACTAAAAGAATATATATTAAAAAAGGCTCACGTGTAAAAATGAACTCAAAAGGTAAGTATGAAACAATTGGCTCTACTTATTATGGACTTTCTACAAGTGCTAACAATGGTAAAGGGATTATTGCTTACGATTGTTCTTCTTTTGCTTCATGTTGCTATATGAATGCAGGGCTTAAATCAATGTATAACGGAAATTGTTCTGGTGGTTCTATAATGGATGAAATTGTAAATAATGACGGAATGATGTGGCTAGCTAATGCAGAAGGACGTAAAAAAGCAATACCTGGTGATTGTGTAATGTTTGCCGATGGAAAGAATCCAACTCAAAATGATATGGATAAGCGCAAACTTTTAGCTACTCATCATGTTGCTGTATATATAGGAGATGACCAAATAGCACATGCTAGTAAATGGGTCGAAAGACCAGATGCGATAAAAATAAGCAAATTAAGTACTTATAAAACATTAGCTAGTGCATTTTTTATAAGGCCAAAAGATTTACAACAAACAGATAAAAATGAGCCTACCATATCCGATGAAACTACAGATGTAAATAACAATATAATAAGTAAATGTGTTATAGGTGCTAGTGCTTACCATTTTTATAAAAATAGTCAGTTGTTAAAAACTGTTCAAGTAGGTAGTTATTCTGATACAACAGAATATCCTTCATCTGTACCTTATATATTCGTTCATTTAGGAGTTAATGACCCTTATGAAAGTGGATATAGCAGCTTAAAAACATTACTTGATTTATTGCAATCAAAATATCCTAATATACCAATTTTTGTAGCTAGAGAATTGCATGTTGGTTCAGTTATGTCTAATTATGTAGAGTATAACAAAGCAATAGATACATTTAATAGTGAAATAGCAGAATATTGCAATGAACATGAAGATGTATATCAAATTAATATAAGTACAGATCTCGAAGAAAACGGAATTTTAAAATCATCATTAACAAACGATGGTGTTCATCTAAAAACTAAAGATAACTATCAAATATTATTTAATAATATTAAAAATAAGATAGTATCACAAGATAGTGGAAGTTCTGGCAGTGGTGGTTCTGGTGATGATTCAGACGATGATGATGGTAATGCATCAAAGCGTGAAGGGAAAGATATAGATATTTTGCTAGAGAGTACAAAGAATTATTACTATCCTAAAATGACAGTAAAATCTTTAAAATTTAGATTAAAAAGTAAAGTGGAAAAAAGTTTCTATGCTAGAATGATGTTTACTGCAGCAGATGAAATAAGATATACACAGTCTAAAATATGTTATTTGGAAGGTGTTGATTGTGTTGCAGGACAGCTATTACCTCGTCCAAATATAGGTTATAAAATTATAATAATGGCTAATGCAAATCCAGATATTAATTATAAATACTATGGTTCTGTATCGGCTGATAAAGGAGAAGGATATGTAGAACCTTACACATTTGTTGGTGGTGAAAAAGTTGTAAAAACAGCAAAAACATATTTAAATAGAACTGGCTTAAGATATGGAGATAGTTCATATGCAATAAAATCAGAGCCTACGAGTTTCCCAAACAACATGAGTGGAAACTTAAATAAATGGTACGATGCTACTGCTAAAAAAGCTAATATAGACTGTAGTTCACTTGCTATATTTGCATATGCAGATATAGCATATGATAAAAGTCCATATGCTAATCACAGCTTGAAAAAACTTGTTAAAAATCCAAAGACTAGTTGGGCGTTTATGCTACCAAGGGTTGCAGCTGAACAAGCAGAATATTGCGTAAAAAAGGGTTGGGTATTGCATGATATAGATATAATCAATTACTCCAATTTGCAAGCTGGAGATATGGTTTTTTACGACAGGGATAACGGAGAAAATGGTCGTTATATGAACTGCTCACATGTAGCCATCGTAGTTGGACCAACGGAAGATGGTGGGTCAGTAAACATAATAGAATCTACAACAGTTACAAATGGAGTTAGAATAACAGGAATTGCAAACAACACAACTGATAAAATATTATTCTGTGCTAGACCAAAGAAAAAGTAGGTAGGTGATAATTTGAATGCAAAAGAAAAAGTAGATAAGTATATTGAAAGCTACAATAATATAATAAAAGTGCTGGATGATATTTTAGAGGCTAAAGAAATAACAGAAGGATCCTACGAATTATTAGAAGAAGCATATACAGATTACAATGAAGATTTTGCAAGTGTAAAGTCTTTTTTAGAGTCTGTAAAAGCAGAAAAAATAGTCGAAAAGATAGAGGATTTAGGCTATAAAAAGCTAGATGCTGACCAAGATAGCGTTTTAAATATATTAACTAAAAACGGAGTATATAACTCTATATACAAAAATGAAGATGGAAGAATATTAATTGATATGCAAAGTATACCGATGCTAACCTTACTTGTACAAAAGTTAAGTCTTATTGCAAAAGGCCTTGATTCTGATGATGAAGAAAGTAGCATAACTATAGCACCTGAGTTTATAGAATTATTATCTTCATCTGAAATTCTGTTAAAAGCTAAAAATATCAAGTTAGAAGGTTATGTATCAGCAAATGGCGGATTTTCTATAGATGAAAGCGGAAATATGAGTGCTAATAATGGTAGCTTTAATGGAGAAATTAATGCTAGAGGCAATATGACCGCTGATACACTTACTGTTAGAAAAATTGTAAGTAAAGATATTATTAATTCGCTTGTAAGTGATATAAATGTGACTATAGCAACAGATGGTGATGATGCATCTGCTGTTATTAGTAGTGCGAAATTCTATACTGTGCAAGGCTTTTTAGATGCTTTACCCAAAAATCTTAATGGAAATAGCATATACATAACTCTTGATAAGGAATGCAATGAAAACTTGAATTTGAAGGGATTTTCTAATGGCGATGTATATCTATACATGAACATGAAAAATTATAATGGCCATATAGCTGGATATAATTGCACTGCTAAATTATTCATATATGGAGCTACTACTGTTACTGGTATTCCAGATGGAGTAGATAGTCAAAGACCTGCTGTAATGCCGTCTACTATGGTAGGGAGTAACACATATTATTACGGAATGTATTTTTCAAACTGTAATTTCGTTACACTTAGAAGTATTAATGTATATGGTCAAACAACGTCAAATAGTTATTATGCGATAGGAGCAGAACATGGAACAACATTGTTAATGCAAAACTGCAAAGTAATAGGCAGTCAGAATGGTGTACAAGCTAGAGGTAGTAAAATTATCATGTATAAAAATTATGGGAAAGTTAACAACAATGCCGTTAGAGCAATCTATGGGGCTGTGGTATGTATTCAAGACGGTTCTATTCCTAGCGGGCGACTAGTTCACGATAATTCATCACAAATAATACAAGATAGCAACAAAGTTACTGTAGATAGCACTACGACTGAAACTGGAACTAATACTAATACAGGAACTACAACAAGCAAGTCAGTTACATTCACTTCTGACTATGGAGATACATATCGTTATACTTGGAGTGACTGGGCACAAGATAACCTAGTTATACAAGGAAAATGGACATCTAACAGTGTAGGAGCATGGTTCTTTGGTAGTGATTTTGCTAAATTGCAAGGCAAGACTATAACAAAGGTCGTTCTAAAAATAGAACGTACAAGTGGAGGTAGTTCTTCTAATAATGAAGCTAAAATAGTTATGCATAATCATTCAAGTAGACCAAGTGGAGAGCCTACTTATTTAAGTTGGAGCAAAACTGCTAATCTTACAATGAATGAAACAACATCAGTTGCAATAACAGACAGTGCAGTACTGAATGCAATAAAAAACGGAACAATGAAAGGATTTGGACTTAAACATACTTTTGATAAAGAACATTATATGAAATGTACAGGAGTTATAAAAGCAACAATAACTTATCAAGACTAGAGAGGAAGTGACGATTTGAGTAATATAACTAATTTAAATAGAGATTACTTAATCAAAATAAATGTAAAAGAAGCAACAATAGATGTACCAAAGATGACATTCTGGAATACAGATAAAAAGACTTCAAATATGTTTGTACAACTTGTTATAAATATGAGTGAAAATGAACTAATAAAGAATTATGCAACTATAGAAAATGCAACTGATTATAAAATCGCGCTAAATGTAATAAAGCCTAAAACAAATCAATATAGAACATTTGAAGCCAAGTTATTAAATGAAGAAGAAGCTTTATTTGAAATAGATTTGACTTCTGAATTTACTGATCAAGTCGGAGATTATAGTTTTGAATTTGAAGTATCTAGTAAGGTAGATAGTAATGACGAAAGTATAACTACATCAAATGGTATCTATAAAGTAAATGGAAGTATCTTAACTAACTTAAATGAGGAAACATCATCAAGTCCAGATTTACCTATACTTAAGCAATTAATAGAACAGGTAAAATCTCTGCAAGGTGGAGATTTAACGGGTTATCAAAAGAAAAATGATGCTGCACAAAAAACTATTGTTGAAGATGGCAAATTATATCTTACTAAATTAGATGGTACTAAATTAGATGATGGTACTACTTTACCTACAGGTAGTGGTACTTCTATAGATGATACAAATACTACTACTGATAAAACTTGGTCATCAAGTAAAATAGATTCGCAATTTAAAGATATTGCGAACAACCAACCAACTGATTTGTCATTAGATAGTGCTACTAATTTACTTCAACTTGTAAATTCAAAGGGTAGTAAATTAGGCAATGGAATAACACTTCCTATATCAAGTGGTGGTGGTACAAATCAGTATTTACATATAAAATATTCAAGTACAGGAGCGCCACAGTTAGCGGGGCAAATGTCAGATACACCAAACACATATATAGGTTTATGTGTAGATACAAATGCAGATGCTCCAATAAACCCACATTCTTATACTTGGTATAAATGGAAAGGCGAAGATGGTGCAAAAGGAGATACTGGAGCAACCCCACAATTTGCTATTGGAGAAGTTACAACGTTAGATAGTGGAAGTAATGCGACTGCAAGTATTACTGGAACAACTGAAAATCCGTTATTAAATTTAGGTATTCCAAAAGGTGATACTGGTACTGGTGGAAGTTCTGAAAAAGAATGGAGATTAATAAGGGATATAACATTAGAAGAAGATGTAGAAGTAGTTGACATAAATACGGATGAAGAAGGGAATCCTTTTAAATTAACCGAATACATATTGCAATTTTATGGTTATGGAGACCAAGCGACTAATACATATTTATCATTAGGTTATAAATCAAATACTACAAGAATTAGATATTATACTAATAGTTCTGGTTTATCAGCTAATGGAACAAAAAGATATTGTATCATGTATTGTAAAAGTATCGGAATAACTGTTTTTTCTATTGGTTCACCATGTAATTCTAATGCTAATTATGCTAATGCACTTATTCCTAATACAATAAAACCTGAGAATAAAGAATTAATTGGATTTAATGGGATTATAGACAATATCTCAATATACACAGATAATGGATTAACTAAAAAGATGTGTACGGGTTCAAATATAAAAATTTACGGAAGGTAGGCGATAAAATTGTACAGAATATATGAAAATGGCATCTACAGAGATGCTACAACAAAGGAAATAGAGGAACTTGAAAAGATACAACAAGAAAACCAAAACCAAGTTCAAGACCCAACACTCGATGATAAGATTGTAAGTTTACAAGAAGAAAATCAAATGTTGAAAGAGTGTATTTTAGAAATGAGTGAAATAGTATACGGTGGTTAGAAAACTATTATATATAGTATTATTTGGTAAAGGAGGTGAGGACATGATGGCGATGTTATGGGCGCAAGAAATAATGTGTGGTAATAAAACTTATAATCAAGTACCTAAACTTTTAAAAGAAAAAGTTAAAACAATACTTATAAATGCTGACATGGAAGAACTAATAACTGAATAGTTTTTTATTGCAAAAATGACTTAGTTCGCAATTTAAAAATATTGCGTACCATTTTCCCTATGTAGGAAGAATGGTATTTAAATCATTTTATAGTATAATAACTGTAAGGGGGTGAAAAAGATGTAAAATGTGAGAATACAAAAAAAATAAAAACTATATATAATTTATAAATCTTAAATCTATTTTTAAAAGGACTGTAGCGGTACAGTCCTTTTGTTTTGCAAGAAAAGAGGAACTTAACAGTTAAATAAAATATATAAAAATATATAAATATCTATAAATATATTGTAAAATTTTATAGATTAGGTATAATACTATTGAGGTGATAAATAAATGAAATATTACTCAATAGGAGAATTTGCGAACCAAATAGGCAAGACGGTTCAAACACTTAGAAATTGGGATAATAAAGGAACTTTAAAACCACATCATGTAACAGTAGGTGGAACGAGATATTATTCCCAAGAACAACTTAATCATTTCTTAGGACTTAAAAATATGGAATCTAAAAATAAAAAAATTATTGGTTATTGTAGGGTTAGCTCTCATAAACAAAAAGACGACCTTGAAAAGCAAATTGAAAATGTAAAAACATATATGTATACAAAAGGTTATCAATTCGAGATTATTTCTGATATTGGAAGTGGAATAAACTATAATAAAAAAGGATTAAATCAATTAATAGATATGATTACTAATTATGAAGTTGAAAAAATAGTAGTCCTTTATAAAGATAGGTTAATTAGATTTGGATATGAATTAATTGAAAATATATGCAATAAATATGGAACTACTATAGAAATTATAGACAATACTCAAAAAACAGAAGAACAAGAATTAGTTGAAGATTTAGTTCAAATTATAACAGTTTTTAGTTGTAAACTTCAAGGTAAAAGAGCTCATAAAGCTAAAAAGATGATAAAGGAGTTATTAAAAGATGATACTTGCTAAAAAAATTAGATTATATCCAACAGAAGAACAAAAACAAAAGATGTGGCAATCTGTTGGTACTGCAAGATATATCTATAACTGGACTTTATCAAAACAAGAGGAAAATTATAAAAATGGAGGCAAATTTATAGTTGATAACATTCTTAGAAAAGAGATAACTAAGTTAAAACAAGATGAGTTATCTTGGCTTAAAGAAGTATCTAATAATGTAGCAAAACAAGCTGTAAAAGATTGCTGCAAGGCATATAAAAACTTTTTTAATGGTTTTTCAAATAAACCTAAATTTAAAAGTAGGAAAAAATCAAAACCTTCTTTTTATAATGATCCTTTTAAATTAAAGGCTAAAGAAAAATTAGTATTAATTGAAAAAATAGGTTGGATAAAAACTAAAGAACAAATACCTATTGGAGTTAAATATACTAATCCAAGAGTTAGTTATGATAATAAGTATTGGTATTTATCTGTAGGAATTGAAATAGAACAACCAAATATTCAATTAACAAATGAAAGTCTAGGTATAGATGTAGGTGTTAAATACTTAGCTGTATGTAGTAATGGAGATGTTTTTAAAAACATCAATAAAACAAAAGAAGTTAGAAGATTAAAAAAATCTTTAAAAAGGAAACAAAAACAAATAAGCAAAAAATATGAATTAAATAAAAAAGGAAAGGAGTATGTCAAAACTAAAAATATTATAAAACTTGAAAAGCAGATACAACAGACACATAGAAGATTAGCTAATATTAGAAATAACTATCTTCATCAAACTACTACAAGTATAGTGAAAACCAAACCATACAGAGTTGTAATAGAAGATTTAGCAGTTTCTAATATGATGAAAAATAAACATTTATCTGATGCTATAAGAAAACAAGGATTCTATGAATTTAGAAGACAACTTGAATACAAGTGCAATTTTAGAGGAATTAAGTTAGTCGTAGCAGATAGATTTTATCCATCGTCAAAAATTTGTAGCCAATGTGGAGAGATTAAGAAGGATTTAAAGCTATCTGATAGAGTATACAAATGCAGTTGTGGACTTGTGATTGATAGAGATTTAAACGCTAGTATTAATCTTTCTAAGTATAAATTAGTATAGTATCATAAACAAGATAATGCTGATATGTAGGATGCGTTGTATCCGAATTTACGCCCTTGGAGAGTTATATCAAACGAAAATAGGTTATTATTTATAATTTCCAAAATCGAATTCGTAGAACAGGGAATTAAACAAGATTTATAGATATTTATAGATTTTTGGCAACGGTATAAATGAGAGTTGCAATAATAGACTCAGGCATATTTAGACATGTTGATTTTAGAGATTGTATTATCAATGGTAAGAATTTTACAGAAGAAGGCAATTCTCAAAATACAACTGATAATTTCGGACACGGAACACATATAGCAGGTATTATACACTCTATAGAACCTAATATAGAATTATTAGATATAAAAGTATTAGATAGATACGGGAAAGGTGATACAGAAGATATAACAGAAGCTATATACTACGCTATAGACAATAAAAGTGATATAATAAATATATCAATCTCATTCGAAGATGAAGATAAGGAAATTGAAAAAGCAATAGAACTAGCAAAAGATAAAAATATAACAGTTGTTTGTGCTAGTGGAAATAACAAAAAAATTGAATATCCTGCTAAGTATGGGTTGAGCGTAGGTTCTTTAGATCAGAACGGCAATATATCAGAATTTTCTTCAAAAGATTGCGATGTATATGCTGTTGGTGAGGATGTAAAATCAACTTATTTAAATGATTCATACGAAGTGTTAACAGGAACAAGCATGGCTACAGCAACAGTAACTGGATATTTAGCAAAAAAATTGTTAGAAGGTAAGGATATTAGTGTATTAAAAGAAAATAAATACATAGGAGTTAAGCAATATGGATAAATATTTCAACAGTATTACAATAGCGTGTGGAATAATAGGTGGCTTCATATGTAAGCATCTAGGAGGTTGGGATATGCTTTTAGGAGTAATCTTTACACTTGTTATTTTGGACTATCTAACGGGAGTCCTAAAAGCTATATATAACAGTAGACTTTCAAGTGAAGTAGGGCGCAAGGGTATAATTAGAAAAGTATTTATTTTTATAGTTATAGCTACTGCTTATGAAATTCAAAGAGTTATAGGCAATACAATAGCACTTAGAGAAATGGTAATTATGTTCTTCATCGCTAATGAAGCTATAAGTTTATTAGAAAACATTTCTGAATATATTCCTATCCCCGAACAACTTAAAAACGTATTAATTCAATTAAAGGACGAAAAAGAATAATTATGTATAATAGAGTATAAATAAGTTTTCAAAGCACTTAGAATGGCGAATATAAGCTATTTTGAGTGCTTTTACTTAGAAAGGATTGAGAGATAATATGACTAAATGTATAGAAAATGGTGTATTGAAAAACGGGATAACTATAGGAAAAGCTAAAGTAATATCTACGAATTTACTAAAAAAGGGACATATGGTACCATACGAAGCTTTTACACCAACTAGCATAACAATACATGAGACAGATTGCCCAGATATACCAGCTACACAATTTTATTTAAGTGTTAAAAATGGCCAAAATGATTTAAACAGAAAACCTCAAGCATCTTTTCAATTTTGTGTAGATGCTACTACTATAAGACAATTAGTAAATGTTTTCAGAACATGTTGGCACGCAGGATGTAAAATAGGGAATGCAACTTCAATAGGCATAGAAATTTGCCAATATAAAAACAATAAAGAAAAGCAAAAACAGGCTTATTTAAATGCTGTAGAACTTGTAAAAATATTAAAATCAGAAATAACAACAGTAAAAAAAGTAAAAAGACATTATGATTGGACTAGAAAAATATGTCCTTCTTATATGATAACTAAAAAGTATTCTGGTTTAACTTGGAATTGGTTTTTAGATCAATTAAACTCTAAAGAAGAAGCTAATAAAACTAAGTACGTTAGAATACTAAAAGACATAAATATACATAGCAAAGCAGATTTTGATGCTGCTAATGTAATAGGTAAAGTTACTGCTGGAGGAGCTTATACTGTAGTAGAAACTATAAAACGTAGTGGTACAGATATGTATAAATTAAAATCAGGAGTTTATATAACAACTTCAACAAAATATGTAGAAGTATTTGAAAAATAATTCTATCAGACGCGACCGATAGCGACCGATAAAAATAGCTAGAGGGTATATAACCTTCTAGCTTCTATTTTTAAGATGTGCTATAATATAAGAGCAAGCAATATCCATTAAAACAAGGATTAAAACTTAATATATGTAATTATAAAATTGCTTGCAGAAAAGGACTAGAATAACTCTAGTCCTTTTTATTTTGATTAAAATTAAAATTAATATTAATTAACGATTATTTATTATATAATCTTCTCTATATAGATGATAAAGTTCAAATAAATCTCTACCATCGTATTCATATTCTAATTTGAACCCTTGCCACCATATGTCATCTATATGATTTGTTATTCCAAATATATATTGTTCCCCATTTTTTTCAGCTAATTTTACTTCTGCTATTTCACTTACATCAACTGTGTTGATAGAATCCTCCTTTAGAATTTTGTAATCATTCCAAGTTTTTGTTTTATAAGCTTTCATTTCTTTTCCCCTTTTCTATTATAATTTTATTGTTTTCAAAAGTAGCTGTTATTTCCCTATCTTCTGGACTAATACCCATTTCTTTAATCCATGCTACTGGAAGAGTTAACTTGTAAGACAATGCATTTTTACTTGCATTACCTCCAGCTTTACAACAACTTACTTTCAAATTTCTTTGTTCTTTCATAAGTTTCTCCTATCTATATTGACCGTAGTGGTATATTAATATTTCTATATCACATTCACAAGCATTGATTATTTCCCAAGCTTTTGTCATGTTTTTTAATACATTTATACCTATTTGTAATGCTTCAACTTTTGTAAGTTCTAATTTTTCCCCAGTTTTTCTTACTTCATAAGTTGCTGTTACTTCACTTGTTCCTAATCTTTCTATTTTTCTTTCAAATTGTGCTATTCTGCTATCTCTACAATTTTCAGCATATTTTACTTGTTTTTCTGTACCTTTTAATTCTTTCATTTCTTGTTCCCCTTCTTGTTCTTGAGATAAGAAAGATAAACATAAACCTAATTGAGCTTGATAATCTACTTCTGGATATTGTTCTTTTATTTCCT